CCCCCGCTGGCTTCGCGTCGATCTCCGATGCACTGTCGCGACCCACAAGCGGCGGAAGCGGTCCTCCATCCAGTCGTATACGCTGGCGAATGCGCCGCCGTTCACGTAGCCGACGAAGTCACCGTCAGCCGTGATCCACAGCGACCCCGGCACGTCGAGCAGGCAGATTGGACGGCCATACCAGCGATTGCCGCCGTTCGCCATGCACGCCTGTAGGTGCGCGATCTTGTGCGGCCCGAGCCATCGCTCGACGTGGCTCGCGTGCGCGGGCTTGAGCGGCGAGAACTGGTTGGCGCGTACTACTCGATTTACCATTACGTCCTCGTCTTGCGGAACCAGCCATTCGCCGGGCAGTTGTATTGGATCGTGTTCCCGGACGCCGTGAGCGGAACGTCCGCCGGCGCCGAGTCCGCCAAGAAATAGCCGATCAGCGGGTCCGTGAGACCCCACAGCGCGCCGTCCACGAGCATGACGACATACCGGTGTGCAGGAATGCCGGCGCCGGAGGCCGTCCAGCTGGCGTTCCCGGACTCGAATTCGTACCCGTTGCCGGCGGTTATGGCGGTCACAGCCTTGCTGCCGAGCGCGACGCCTTTTGCCGTGTATCCGTTGCCCGCGGCAATCTCGTTCGCCGAGATGTCGGCCCACACACCGTTGCCGTTCTCGTCGGAGTCAGGAGTCCAGGCCGAGGATACCAGCGCCAGCTTCACCGTGGCGCTGACAAGGTCGGACATCTTCTCGACGTTCAGGTTCTCGGCGAAGAAGGTAAAGGTGCCAGGTGCGGCCATGTCAGATCACTCCAGGAGTCGGGGGATTGGGAAGAGGCTCCGGCGCCGCCGGCGCGAGACCGATCGGTGTACCGGTCGAATCCTTCACGATGGTCACACCGCGCGGCGCCTTCGCCTTCTCCAGGTCGGTCTCGAGCTTGCGGATCCGGTTGTTGGTCGACGAGGAGATCACCATCTGCGTCATCGCGATGTTCTCGTTCGAGACGCGATCGGCTGCGCGCTCCGCGATCTCTTTGTCCTTGAGCGCCAGCTGCGCCGTCTTGTACCGGCGGTCGAACTCCGCGGCCTGGTCCTCGGGATCGAGTGCGTAGATGCCTTTCGTCGCGATCTTCAGCGCCTCGAGTTCGTTTTCCTGCTCGATCTGCGCGGTCTCGGCCATCAGCTTCTGCGTTTCGGCGTTCAGCTTGACGATTTTGTTCTTCTTCTCGGCGATGTCGAGTTCCGCGTTGATCATCGCGACCTGCTGCATCATCGGATCGACCGGCGGCACCGCCTGTTGCGCGGCGATGGCCTGCTGCTCCATGTCCGCTTCGCGTTGGATCTGCTGCTGCAGCATTTCGATCAGCGTACCGCGGCTGTTCAGGCCGGTGTTCGCGACGACGCCCATCAGCATCATCTTGTATTCGCGCGACTTCGGGTCCATCGTGTTCAGCAGCTGCGCGAGCGTCGCGGTTTCGTACTCGCGCTGCATGATGCCCATGGTCGACGTCGCGTTGAATGTGAAGTTCACCGGGACGTAGCGGCCGGCATTGAATTGCATCTGCCGCCACAAGATTTTGCGCAGCGACGGGATCAGAAGGCCGTCCACGAAGCGCATCAACGTGCGCTTGTGCCGCTTCACGATGCCGGCCAGCGACATCGAGACAGCGCCGGAGCGCGCATCGCCGCCGACACCGCGCTGCGCCATGGCGACACCGTCCATCGAACCGGTTGCACGCTGCACCATCTGATCGAGCGCCTGGGCTTGCTGCCAGGTGTTGCTGTCGATCTCGCCGAAGCGCATCGGGTTGAAGATTTCCTTCGGATTCCCGTTGGTGAGCAGTGACTTTCCGGGGTAGGACTCGAATTTGAAGCCGCGCGGCAGGCGCGATGCGTCCATTGCCATCATCGGCGCCGCGGTGTAGGCCAGCGCGTCGATACGAGCACGGATCTCGGCGTCCAGCGCGATCTGCGGCGTCAGACCTTTCTCGCAAACGCCGCGGCCCCAAAAGCGGCCGGGCACGACATCCCATTGGGCGGCGACGACCGGGCGGTCTTGCATGATGTACGGGTTGCGCACGGCCTTGATGCATGTCTTTTTGTTGGCGATGACGATGATCGCCTCGACCATGTCGCCGTCGACTGGCTCGGTGCTGTCCGAATCCTCGCCTTCGGTCGCTTCGTCCTCGCCGGCGAAGAGTTCGACGATCTCTTCGACCGCCTCTTCACCGTCGGTCAGCGTCGTGAGCAAATGCTCAGGCACGAGACCGTAATAGCGCACGATGTGCGTCTTGTCGTACACGTATTCCGACGTGACTTGCTTGTCCGGGGTGATCTCGCTGTCGCCGGCATCGGTCCCGATGTCGACATCGCGGTACTCGCCGCTCTTCTGGCCCTTGCGGATCAGGTGCGAACCGACGTACTCCTCAATCGCGACGCCGAGAGCGTCGTCGACGCCGCGTGCATTCGGGTCGATCGCAAAATTGCGCGGGTGCACCGAGCGCATGGGGGTCTGCATGACCTCGCGCTCTTCGATTTTCGGTGCCATGCCGCCGACCGCGTCCATGGCGGCCGAGATATCGCGCACGATCTGTTTCTGCACGAGAATTTCAGCGATGCCGGTGCCGAAAACGGCTCCGTTTAGGGCGCACTCGCCGACATTCAGCGCGTAATCGGTGCGCGACAAGTCCTCTTTCAGCGCAATTTTGTTCTTCTCGAGCGCTTTGGCGAGAATTTCCGGATCGGTGGCCTCCGGAGTGATGTCGAAAAAGTCACCGCGGCCGAAAATCGCCTCTTCGACCTCGGCTACGCAGTTTTCGACCGCTTCCGACAGCGCCGGCGCGATCAGTTTCGAGCGTTCGCTCGGCCGTTTGCGATCTTCCGGCGCGTAGATCGAGCGCCACAGGCGTTCGTACTCGTCCCACTCAGGTTCGTAGTTCTGCCGACGGTGATCGATCCACTGGCCGACACGCGACATGACCCACGACGCCAGCTCGTCGCCGTCGTCCTTGGGTTTGGCGAGATCGCGATCGACGGCAACAAGGGAGTCCTCTGGGTTGTCGATGATCTTCGCCTGACCGGACCCCACTGACGCCTCGCTGCGCATGACGTAGGGGTTGCCGAGCATGTCGTTCGATGCCATTGTGCTCTTCTCCTTAGAAGCCCGCGCGCCGATCGAGCGGCTTCCAGTACGAACCTTCGACCTCTTCGGCGTAGTCGCCGAAAACGTAGTCTTTCGCCAGCTGGTCAATATAGGCTAGCGAATCGATCATGTCGTCCTTCACCAGGCGCGACGGAAAATGCAAATACTCGTCCTCGAAATCGCGCGACCAGTCGCCGGGGTTTAACTCGATGTTGCCGTTTTCGAACCGCCCCTGCAGCGCCCAGGTCACGCGGTTGGTCTTGTTCACGTTGTCGTGCGCCAGCGGTACGGCGCGCAGCGGAATGTTTTTCTTCGCCGCCAGCTTCTCGAGGTACGGCGCTACCGCGCGGTACAGCGCGCCTTTCTCGATGCCGAACGCGACCGGCTTCACCTCCAGCAGCACCGAGACGATACGTCGCGCCGTCTCTTCGACGCCCCAGCGGCCGGCCTCGATTCGCTTCACCCACCACTTGCCTGTGTTCTGATCGATCTTCACGATCGAAATCGCCGTGCGGTCGAGACCGGAGTACAGCGACTTCGGCCCGCCGTCGTCCTGCGTGAAGCCAGCCAGGTCGACGGTCACGAAGAACACGCCGTCCTTCGGCTCCTCGGGGTTGTACTTCAACCACTCGAGCTTCATCATGTCGCTACCGCCTGTCTCGAATGACGCCATGTACTCCTGGCGAAACATCGAGGACGACATCGTGCGGCGCGCGGCTTCCACTTCGGACGGATCGATGAACGGGTTGTCCAGCGTGGTGAAGTGGAAATACGCCCACTCCCCTGTCGTGTCCGCCTTCGCTGCCTCGCAGAGGTAGTGGAAGTGGTTCCTGCCCTTCGGGCTCCCGATGAACATCCCGGTGCCCTTCACGTCCGAGAGCGCAGGGCGCAAGATCGACTCCCACGTCTGCGGCTTCATGTCGGCGAACTCGTCCAGCGTCACATCGAACAGGCCCGAGCCGCGCATGTTGTCCGGGCGGTCTGCGCCGCGCAGACCGATCTGCACGTCGTTGATCAACGTGATATTGCCGTCGTTGATGTGGAACGCTTTGCGGACCGGCTCGGTGTGGTGCAGGAGCATGTCCCAGTAAATCTGCTTCATCTGCGGCTGCACCGGGCCGACGAGCCACACCGGCTTCTTCAACACGTTGCGCGCGTCGAACGCCTTGCAGATCGCGCGCTTCGCGGCCAGGTCGCTTTTACCGAAACGCCGGCCGGCCGCCACAGCGACGAAGCGCGCGGGGCAACTGAACACCTCGAGCTGCTTTGGATGCAGCCCTAGGTCCAGCGTTACCGCCCCCGCCCCGCTCGCTGCAAAATTCATCTAGTCGTTTGCCGAATCTTCGGCGTTCTTAGGATTCAGCACGTCCGCCCCCGCTTTCGTGGTGAAAACCTCACGAACGCTAGGATGACGCGGCCAGCTCCACACGCGCGCCGAACCCGCCTGGCAGTTGATGTGGCGCACGCCTTGCGGATCGAACATCGCCGCGGCCAGCATCACCGGGCCGCCGCACAAATGGCATTTACCGACGCCGGTCATACCGCGTGCGTCCCTTCGACGCCGCGCTTCACGCGCGCCGCGGTACGGGCGCCGAGCCAGTGCAGCGCCTCTTCGAGTTTCGTCAGCGCCAGCGCGTTCTCGCGACACGCGTACGTGCCGGCCTGGAAACCGCGCAACCGGTCGATCAGGATCGCGAGCAGCGCCTCGTGCGTCACGCCGTTCACGCCGACCTCGGCGATCGGGCCGTTCTGGAATAGCACGGTGACGTGCGGCGCGGCCCAGGAGCAGCTCGCATTCGATGACGGGTTGAACCCGGTGATCGAGTACATGTGCGACGCGCCACCGCTGCCCGGCCCGTCCTCGACGTATATCACCAGCGTAGTGTTCGCAGGATTTGTTTTGTGGTCGTGCAGCTCGCGTGGCATTCTATTCGCTCCTTCGTTGGTTACGCCGTACGCCGCGTCAACGATTCATACTCGTCGTCGTCCGCGGCAATCTCTGTCGAGTCCTCGTTCACGTCGGAATACTCTTCGGCATCGCTCGTCTTGTAGTCGCGCTTGGCCGCCAGCAGATCGCGCCCTAGGATGAACCCGGAGCGCATCGCGTCGCGCTTCAACATGCCCTGCGCCATCGAGGGCAGCTCGTTGAAGCAGCGCAGCATGTCGGCTTGCGCCGGCGTGAGCTTGCCGAGACCGACGGCACGCTTCGCGCCTTCCAGTGCGCCGAGGGCGCTCAGAGGCAGCTGATCGTCGGGGCCGAATTTGTAGTTGCCGTCCATCGTCTCTTTCTCGTCTCCAACCTGATCTGCCACATCGGAACGGGCTTCGAGCGCCGCCGGAATCCAACGCTGCGGTACAGGATACGCTTCACCATCGGTTGGCGGATCAGCTCGCGTCGTATCAGTACTCGGCGCCTCACGTGTCGACGACCGGTATCGCGTCGATGATGTCGGATTGACGCACCGGCACCGCGGCCCCGACGTGAATGTGCACTTCCGGTGCGCGCGGCGTGACGCTGTCGGGCCGCAGCCCGGCGGCATCCATTTGGGCATCTTGCGCGAGCTTCAGCGGCAGCGCACGCTCGGCCATGAACTTCAACGCCCACTCGTGATGATCGCTGGTGGGATCGGATGCGTACTCGGCCACCCGCTCGAGCACCTTCACGCTGTGGCTCGACAGGTGCACCATGTTGAAATGCGCAAGCTCCACCGCCAGCTGCTTTGCCTTCATCGGCTCCAGGCCGATCGCCAGGCGGTGGGTCAGTGACTTCTCGATCGATTGCTTGATGCGCGCCTCGCGCGCATCCCACGCGCTGTCGGGATCCTCGCGGCCGGCCTCGTCCGCGTCACCAGTGGTGGCCGGCAGCAGATGCTCGGTGCGCTTCGCGATCTCCGTGGCGCGGGCGACTTCGGTCTTGCGACGCTGGGCGCGCACGGCGACGCGCTTTTCGCGCTCGAACTTAGCCTCGCGCGCAGCCGCGCGCTCGGGTGTGTCGCCGACCAGGTCGGAGAAGGATATGCGGGTTGTCACGTTAGGCATCGCTCCATGTATCATTGTACCACACCTGGCGAGCCCTTCTCGAGTGCCGAGGTGCGTGTGGCTGCTTCGGCGACGGTTGTTCGCAGCTAGAACATCTTCCGGATCAGCCGCCGCTCGATTCCGGATTGGCCGGCGGCCTCCGAGATGCACGGCGCGCTCTGCAGAGAAGGCTCAGGCCGGCCCAACACAACTAATTAATTTAAAATACCGCTGCATACGGCTCGCAGGGTGCCACTTCCACATCGGGCCGGCCAAACCCCCCTCCCCCCTAGTG